GCTTCCCGTATCACGCAACACGGAACTACTTAATGATCCAGTTGCAGAAATATTAGAAGTTGTTCCAACTAAAGTACAACGAGCAACGGAAACTGCACCCTCTCAATATCAACAGTATATAGATCAATTCAAACAAATACGTGACGTAAGTAAAACTAAACCTTTAACAGTAGGTGGTAAAAAAGAAAGATTTGGTTCTGCTTTATACGATTACCTTGCACAACATCCTGCTAATAAACCATTACCTGCAGATCAATGGATAAAAGAATTTTCAAACTTTAATAGATTAAGTTCTTACGAGATACCAGTTTCAGGTGCAAAAATTAGAGCATCTATTACTAAAGAAGAATTGTTTGATACTAACATAGCTCAATTTGATAAAGAAGGAAAAGTTGTTGGTGGATTTTTAAGATTAGCACAAGAAAACAATTTACCTGTATCAAAATTAGATTTAATGCAAATGGTTGAAAAATCACCAGCAGTAAACACTGTTATTAGAAGATTTAAATATCAAAGCCCTGAAAAAATAAAAACTGATGTTGATTCTTATATTCAAGAAGAACAAAGAATTTACGATGATGCGTCAAAAAAGATTAGTGAATATTATGCTGGTCTTCCTGCGTCAGAACAAGCAAAAACTGCAACCTCAATTGAAAGAATTCAAAAAGGGATAATGGATTTAAAAGCTGAATCAATAGGTGTTAAAGCAAGGATTGAAAATGCTTTAGAAGGAGGGTTATTACCTGAACGATTAGCTAAAGATTATTTTACTTCAATAAAGGAAACAGGTAAATCAAATGTAGGAATAGGTCGATTAAGTCCATTTATTAGAGATGAGCTAAGTATAAACCCTGATAAATTTATACCTACAGAAACTTTGACTGCTTTAGCTAACAAAGGTAGAACGCTTGCAAGAAACATACAAACACAAATTAATCAAGGATTAACTCCAAGATATGGTGAGCAATTTAGTTACAGAATACAAGGTGCTGAAGATTATTATGAAGATGTTGCTTATATTAAAAAAATTCCATTTGATAAAGATGTTAAACCAGGAACTTTATCTGCACAAAAACATTATGAAGAAGTAGCAGGTGAAACTTTTAAAAACCAAATTTATCATACTAGATATGGAAAAAGATCTTTAGAAGGAAATCCAAATAAAAAAGTATTTGCTATAGATGAAATACAATCTGATATTCAAGCGGTTGCTTTTCCAGCGGATCCAACAAGAACTAAAGTTATAAACCCATTTAACAGTGAACAAGAGTTTAACCAAGCGAATGTCGCTTTAAATAATATAAAAGATAAAATGAAAGCAATTTCTAGTAAGGGTGCAGCACTTACAGACAAAGATAAAGTTGAATTTAGAAAACTATCTTCTAATTTTGAAGAACTTAGAAAAAAAACTATGAATGCTTCTAATGTTGCTAAAATTAAAGATAGGTATGGAAGAGATGGTGATGTTCCTTATTTACCATTTTTTGACAGATCTTCATATGGCGATCATGCATTAAAACAAACATTAAAAACTGCAGCTGAAAATAATGTAGAGTGGGTTGTTGTTAATCCTGTTGAAAGATTACATGCGTTAAGAAATTTAAATCCCAATGATAGTAAACCATATTATGGTAAATTGGGAGATTGGGAGTTTTATGGTGATGCTGGAGGTAAAGCTGGAAGATTAGGAGTAAGTGCGAAATCTGATAGAGCTGGAGAAACAAAGCTTACAAATCCAAAACAGTTTGCAATCATACCTGACCGTATGAGAGATTTAGCAAGACAATACAATTCTGAAGCGAAAACAATTAACGTATCTTTATCTGATCCTGAAAAACCTTTTAAAATAGTTGAAAAAATTAACTTAGATGAAAAATCAGCAAAAGCTTTAGGTATTCCAAAACAACTACGACAACAGCATATAGCTGCTTTTAAGACACAAGAAGAAGCTGTTGCTTGGCAATCTATAACTGGAAAACGTGGTGAAATAGTAAAAATGGAAGCTAATGATCCAAACCTGTATTATCCTGCTTTTGGTATAAAAGTGACTGATACTATGAAGGGTACGCCTTTTAAACTATACAAAAAAGAGGGCGGTCTAGTCGTTAATATATTTGCGTGATATTATAATATTTGCTATAACAAATCACTAAATCATGGCTGAAATAGATAAAAATAATCCATCTCAAGATCCTCTTGTAGAAGAAAAAGAAGTCGATATAGAAATCGAAACACCAAACGATGAAGGTGAAATTGAAGAGACAGTAGAAGAAACTGCAGAAGACTTTTATAAGAACATAGCAGAAGATATGGACGAACGAGTATTAGCTCGTATGGCTAATTCTCTTATTCAAGATTTTAGAAAAGATAAAGTTTCAAGACAAGATTGGGAACAAACATATACACAAGGTTTAGATTTATTGGGTTTTAAATACACAGATCAAACTAGACCGTTTCAAGGTGCATCAGGTGTAACTCATCCATTACTAGCAGAATCTGTTACGCAATTTCAAGCACAAGCTTACAAAGAATTATTACCACCAGAAGGACCAGTGCGAACACAAGTCGTTGGCGCTGCAACTCGTGAGACTGTAGAACAAGCACAAAGAGTTCAAGACTTTATGAACTACATGTTAGTAGATCAAATGGAAGAATATACTCCAGAGTTTGACCAGCTATTATTTTATTTACCAATATCAGGATCTACATTTAAAAAAATTTACTATGATGAAATAATGCAAAGAGCAGTTGCTAAGTTCGTGCCTGCGCAAGACTTAGTTGTACCTTATTATGCAACTGACTTAAAAGATTGTGAAAGAATCACTCACGTTATTAAGATGAGTGATAATGAAGTTCTTAAAAAACAAAAAGCAGGTTTTTATAGAGATGTAGAATTGTCTGTAAAAAGACCAGAAGAAAGTGATTTAAAACAAAAGTTAGATGAAATCGAAGGAGTTAAACCTGCAGGAGATACAGAGTTTCAACATAACATATTAGAAATGCATGTTGATTTAGATTTAGAAGAATACGAAAAGAATCCTGATTTAAGTAAAAAAGATAGAAACATTAAAATTCCTTACATCGTAACAATTGATGAAGGCTCTCAAGAAATTTTATCTATCTATCGCAACTACGATCCAGAAGATGAATTAATGAAAAGAACAGAATACTTTGTTCATTACAAATTTTTACCGGGTTTAGGCTTCTATGGATTCGGATTAATTCATATGATTGGTGGATTATCAAGAACAGCTACTTCTGCGTTAAGACAATTACTTGATGCAGGTACTTTAGCTAACCTACCAGCAGGATTTAAGTCACGAGGTATTAGAATTCGTGATGATGATCAACCTTTTCAACCAGGTGAGTTCAGAGATGTTGATGCACCAGGCGGAAATATCAAAGATCAATTCCAAATTTTACCTTTTAAAGAGCCAAGTCCAACTTTATTTCAACTTTTAGGTTTTTGTGTTCAAGCAGGACAGCGTTTTGCATCAATTGCAGACATGCAATTAGGTGAAGATGTTGCAAATAGAGCTGTTGGAACGACAATTGCACTCTTGGAGCGTGGTTCAAGGGTCATGTCAGCTATTCACAAGCGAATTTATTACACAATGAAGCAAGAATTTAATCTTTTAGCTGATGTTTTTGCAACTTACCTACCTCCAGTGTACCCATATGCAGTTACAGGAGCAGATAGACTTGTAAAAGTACAAGATTTTGACGACAAAGTTGATGTTATACCAGTTGCAGATCCAAATATCTTCTCAATGGCTCAAAGATTTACACTTGCGCAGACACAATTACAAATTGCACAGTCAAATCCGCAAATGCATGACTTAAGAGAAGCATATAGACGTGTTTATGAAGCAATTGGTACAAGAGAAATAGATTTATTAATGCCACCACCTCAAGAACCAATACCACAAGATCCTGCATTAGAAAATGCAAGAGCATTAAAGATGGAATTATTACAAGTGTTTCCAGAACAAGACCACGATGCACATATCGCGGCTCACGGAGCATTTATTCAAAGCAGAATGATACAAATTAACCCTATGGTGTATGCATTACTACAAGGACATATATCAGATCACATTTCTTTCAAAGCACAAGGAGAAGTTGGTGCAATGATAGCTGAATCTGAAGAAATGAATATGATGGCTCAGCAAGATCCAGCAGGATTTGAAATACAATTTAATTCTATGGTTGCAAAACGAATTGCAGAATTAACAACACAACTTATTCAAGCAGAAGGTGGTACACAACAACAAGATCCATTAGTAACTTTGAAACAAAGAGAATTAGATCTTAAGGCTATGGACATTCAAAGAAGAGCTCAAGAAACTCAACAAGATTTAGAACGTAGAGAAGTTGAACTTGAAGAAAAATTTGACATTGAAAGAATGAAAATAGAAAATCAAGAAGAACAAGCAGCTGAAAGAATGAAAGTTGCTAAAGATAAATTAAAACTTCAAGAACAATCTTTAAGAGCTAAATCCAATGAACCAGCGAAAAAAGGTTAAACTTCCTGGTAAGCGATTTGGACCACCCCCGTTAAAAGGACCTGCCTCACAAGGTTTAAATTTAAAAAAACTCAAAAAAATATAATGTCTGCTAAATTAATAAGTGGATTTTTAAAAGAATTTAATTCCATAATTGCACAAGGAACTAAATTAGCACCCGAAACACAAGAAGGTATTAAAACTTTAATTAAAGTAGCTCCAGAAATTAAAGCAGGAGAAGTAAAAGTAGCTGAAATTTTAGATGATCCTTTATTAAGAAAAACTGTTTTAAAAAAAATTAATAATTATGCTCCATCTACTAAAGAATACCTAAATATAGGTTCACCAGAGTTTGCTTTAACTCAAAAGACAACCGAAAGACCAGTTATAGCTGCTAGAACAGAAAAAAAGTTAGGAGATGTCAAAGAATATTTAGAAAAAAATATAAGTGCTTTAGAAAAAGGTAAAGGAAATTTTGAAAATTTATTAAATTCTGTAGCGGCAGAAAATTTAGGAATGAAATCAAGAAATTTTTCTATATATAAAGCAAAATTAGGTGGAACTCAGTTACCAGAAGAATTGCAACCTCTTTTTGACTATTTTAATAAATTTTCTACTAGTGAAAAGTTTAAACGAATGAGAGGTAGTATCAACTTTACACCTAAAGTTGTAGAAAAAATACAAAAAGAAAGTATGATAATAAATAAATATAAAACAAAATCTCCTGAAGAAGTTGTTTCTAGATTTTTATTTCGTTCTTCTACTCAACCTAACAGTGATGTTGTACTACTAAACCCATCTCAAGCTGGAAGTTGGAGAAATATGGAATTCAAAATAGGTGGAAGAAAAATTGATTTTAAATCAATAAAAAAAGGTATATCTGAAAATGATCCCTTATTTGCAGAAGTTAAAGATGCTTACGATTATAAAAAAGCAGTTTTATCAACTAAAGTTATGAACCCAAAAACAGGAATGTTAGAAAATTTAAATAAAGTATCTTATGATGTAATTGGTAAAAATGGTTCAGACTTATTTCATATGAGTCACATTCATGGTGTCGCTAGAACACCTTTAAGTTTTATACAGGTAACATTTGGACCT